GGTATTATTGGTCTCGCACTCAATCTTCGTGCTTATGATTTTGTTTCTCAGGAGATTAGAGCAGCAGAGGATCCAGAGTTCGAGACGTTCTACACCAAGAACATTCTCTTGAATGAAGGTCTTCGTAACTGGATGGCAACTGTAGACCAACCACACGAGAACTTTGTCTTCCCAGAGGAAGTTCTTCCACGAGGTAACGCACTTTAATGAAACTTATTCAACCTGACGATCCACAATACTTCTCACAGACTTCTGATCGTTTGTATGATCGACATCACTACAAAGTTGTAGGAAAGAATGGAGATAGTATTGTGGTTGACAATTGGCAAACTGCTCATGAGATATGGTGGAATCGAAAAGTATTCCTTTCACATATCGAAGTCCTGGATGTGAACAATCCACCACATAAGGCTCGTTCACAAAAAGGTTTTGGTTGACACCACCTCATGAAGAGTATATACTGGAGGGGATGACCCTCCTTTTTTAATATTAATATATAATATGACAAAAGATGAATCAAAGTCTTGGAGAGAGGACTACAAAAAGTATACTAATGACCCAAGAGATCTTAAAAGATTAGAGGAGGGAGCCGTATCTTTGGCATCTTCCTGGCATCTTCAAGCCATGTATAATAAGTGGAAAAAGATCAAGGGTATTAAAGATCCTGAACCTCCAAACTGTCAGTCATCATTCAAAGAGTGGAACAAATCCACCAAGGATCAATGAACGATCACAGTATATTCCCCCCGCTTATGAATCAAGTGGGGGGATTCCTAATTTCACTAATCACAATCTCGATTCCATTCCTGATACTATTATGAACAACTTCGCAGTTTATTCAAAGATTGGTTGTCCTTATTGCACTAAGGTTATTGGTGCATTACAACTTGCTGAGTTGAGATTTGTCGAGTATAAACTCGGTAGAGATTTCAACAAAGATGGATTTTATGAGGAGTTTGGTAAGGGTGCAACCTTCCCACAAGTTCTTGTAGATGGAAAAAAACTCGGCGGATGTACGGAAACTGTTAAATATCTCAGAGAAAACAAACTTGTCTGATGAAGGACGAACTCTACGACGTTGTAGAAAAAACGATAGATTACGTATTCGAAGGTAGATACATGTTGAACATGTATGAATACCTGAAGAGTAGTAAGGTCTCTAGAACGGTCGTAGATGAGTTCCTGATGAGTTGTACTGCCACTGAGGTAAAGAACCTTGTACTGGACCTTGAGGGGTATCTAGAGGGTGGTAATGACGACATTCACAAACAATTACGTGAGGGTTATGGTCATCTTGGTAAACCAGAGGCAAGAAAAATAAAAAATTATCTCATGAAAATTATTGAGGATGCAGAAAGATACCGACATGACAAAAGACCAGGAAGAAAACCAAGACTCTCTAAATAATGACAATGAATCTCCGAAAATGAATCGGGGGTTTGAATTATTACTCAGAAATAAAAAGAGGAGGACACCACCAAAGACTTTTCAGATAAGGTTTGGAAAGATGGTCTCCTTCTTTCGAAGAGAGTTCCATTTTTTCTTAGACATTCAGTTTGACATAAGAAAAAAGGAGGGCTAAGATGTTAGCAGTCACACTTACACTATCTTCGATCATTTCAATCATGTTTCTTTTGGTTGGAGGGGTCATCGGATATCTTTTAAAGGAGTATGTAATCGAGAGGAACTCAACACTTATCCCAACACATCCAGAAATGTTTGATGAGAATGGTATGGTCATTCCAGACGACATCCTGGCTGTCAGATTTGAAAACAACCTTGAGGACTTTGATTCTGAGGATTGACACCCACAACTAAGTATATTACACTGATACCATGGCAACAAAATCTTACACCGTGAAAACAAAATTACCACCCAACCCCTTTGTGCATGAGATCTTTGAGTTGGTTTCTAAACAGAGATCCAAAGCAAAAAAGGTTGAGGTTCTGAAGGAACAAAGGTGTGATGCATTGACCGCACTTCTCATCTGGAACTTCGACGATTCAGTCATCTCCCTCCTTCCCGAGGGTGAAGTTCCTTATGAGAAGAACGAAGTTCCTGTTGGTACAGACCACACTTCACTTCGTAAAGAGTGGAAGAATCTTTATCACTTCGTGAAAGGTGGTAATGATAGTCTGTCAAAGACTCGTAGGGAATCGATGTTCATTCAGATCCTTGAGGGTCTACATCCTCATGAGGCTGACATCCTGTGTCTGGTGAAGGACAAGGCTCTTGCATCTCGATTCAAGATCAGTCGTGACGTGGTTGAACAAGCCTACCCTGACATTCAGTGGGGTGGCCGCTCTTGAGTAAAGATATTAAATTCCTTCACCAAGATTGTGATCCTTCTCTGGCAGATGATAGATCTCTTCCTTACTCCGCCTATCTGGTTGAGTATCTACAAGATGGTATGACCAAGTTTGATATTGTATCTGCTGCAAAACAAGTTGATATCTTTGATTACTACTGGGATAACTATCGTCATGACTTCAAGAACATGACACAGACAGAGGGTAGAATCAATCCAAAACTTTGGGGTAATTCAGAAAAGAAAAAGAAATGAAAGGGTTTGACGTTAAATTTGAAGGGATCGATATGGATCCCGATCAAGTTCAAGCAATTCTAAAAAAGTATAAGAAGGTCAAGAAGTACCAGAGGTCAACTATCTTTGAGGTAAAGACGATGGATGGTACAGAGGACTACGTATCCGAACTGATTAAGGAAGGTGAAGAATACGGTCCACTTGACTAAATACTTACAATGGTCTATACTAGACCTACGTTCAACCCACTTCGGTGGGTCGCAAGTAAGTCGCGGAACGGAGCGTTCATCCCATGGTAGAATTTCTACTTTATACCACACTTAGTTGCCAACAATCTGATGCAGTCATGTTTCGGATTATAACAAATAAGTATCTAGATGATGAACTAAAACTTGAGTTAGTTGAAACCGTAAGGGATTCATCTCCAGGTTGTGATTGGTACTGGGACGCAAACGACTGAAGGAACGGGAAAAAACGGATCCTCGGAAACGAGAGAAGGTTAATTTTCACCCTAGTATTTCAGGAGTAAGACAAATGAACACCTTAAATCTCATCAAGAAGCAAATCGAGAAGGCATCTGCTCTTCACGATGCGCAAATTGCTAACACCGCATATCGTGGTGTTGAGTACACCTGCAAGCAGGATGGTGATGAAGTACATGGTACTTTTTGCTATCGTGGTCGCACGTATGTAAAGTGAGATGGAAGCACTACAAATCGCTGGGATCGTATCCCTAAGTTCTGTAGCATTCCTTTCACTGATATACGGAGAGATTAGAGTTCTTTCCAAATAAACACAGAGGGGGGTTGATCCCCTCTTTTTTTATGGTATAATATCTGGACAACAACATCTATTGTTATGGAGAAAGACAATCTTAAAGCTATCATCAGAAACCTGAGACTCCTTCTTGACGCATTAGAGTCCGAAGTGTATTCTGATCCTGCTGCATACATGGACAAGCGGGAGAACTTTGATGATGAGTACTATCCTCTTGCCGACTACGACGAGGTATTCGAAGATGACGACAACTGATGATTGGAGGTACACGGAGGAGAGGATGAAACTCCGTGAACAATGTCTTAAAGTTTTGTTAAATAGGTATGGTAGTGGTCGTATAAACGAAACATCATATTCTACAAAAGACATTTATGAGTGTGTTGACACTTGGATCTCTCAGGGAAACAAGTTAAGTAATGGAATCGTTGCATATTTCAACGCATACTTCAACCATGAAAACAAAGAAAGCAATCAAGTACATCCTAAAACATCCTGAACTCTTTACTCAAGGTGAGAGAGAGTATGTTAAACTGATGAAAAAAGAACGAAAGGTTTTAAAAAAGAAACATGAATCAAGCGAAACTAATCTCAGTAACTCCTGATGCTGAGCAACACATTGCGTATTGTGCGCGTGTGTCTAATCCAAACAATCAGGACAATGAGAACTTTGCTGGTCTCTTAAAGTATTGTATTAAACATCAACACTGGAGTATCTTTGAACAAGCGTTCATGACTCTGGAGATGGAGACGACTCGTGGTCTTGCAGCTCAAGTCCTACGGCACCGTTCGTTCACCTTCCAGGAGTTCTCACAACGGTATGCAAGTACTAATCTCCTGTCATCCGACATTGAACTCCCTGAACTGAGACGACAGGACACCAAGAACCGTCAGAATAGTATTGACGATCTTGATCCTGAAATTGTTGAACGTCTGGAACGTCAGATGGTAACTCTGTTTAGTTCCGCATCCAATCTTTACAATCAGATGTTGGATGCAGGTGTCGCAAAAGAGTGTGCTCGTTTTGTACTGCCTCTTGCAACACCAACCAAGATGTACATGACTGGTTCAATTCGCAGTTGGATTCATTACATCGACCTGAGGTC